ACCAGCTATGAAGTTTGGAACTGCTGCTCACTCGCTTATTGTTGAAGGAGAAGAGGCCTTTGTGAATGATGTGGTGTGCTTAACTGGATCTCCATACACTAATGCTAACAAAGAGTTAAAGAAAGAGTATGAGGATAGAGGACTAACCGTCATTACTGCTAAAGATAAAGACACTCTTTACAGCATGAAAGAAGCTTTGATACCAGAAGGAATCAAGCATCTATCAGCAGATGAGGGAGAATACCCTAGCGTGTTTAATTCACCATTTGAAAGAGCGATCTTTTGGTGGGAGCAAGATCTACTGCTAAAGGTCAAGTCAGATGTTCTCAGATATCCTGTCAGCATGCCTCATGAGTCTAACTCTATTATCCTTGTTGATTACAAGACTACCGCTGATTGTTCTGTAAAAGGCTTTACATCATCTATTAGAAAGTACCAGTACGATCTACAAGCAGCCTGGTATAAACGAGGGTTTGAAAAAGCTGGCTTTAATGTTGTTGACTTTATCTTTGTTGCGCAAGAAAAGAAAAAACCGTATGCAAGTAAGATCTTTAGAATGAGTCATACCGATATGGACTCTGGCTGGCAGAGAATGGAAAGTCTACTAACCGAATACAACGCTGTATTAAACGGTAAGGAAGCAACCATATACAACTCACCAAGTATTGTTGATATAGATCTAACAACAGGTTGGGACAAATGAGCAAAGATAAAGCAGTCAATCACCCTCCTCATTATTTGCAGGGGGGCCTTGAATGTTTAGATGTTATTGAATCTATGCTTACGGCTGAAGAATTTAAAGGCTACTGCAAAGGTAATGCCGTTAAATATATTTGGAGAGAAGATCATAAGGGGGCAAACATTCAAGATCTCAAGAAATCAGTTTTCTATTTAAACCGTATCATTAGTAAGTTGGAGAATATGTAATGATTAATTATCCTTGTGGTTGGTTTGATGTAGAACAATTGCCTGGTGGTTCTGATGAGAAAGAAAATGAAGAATCTTAAAAAAGAAAGAAAGGTTTTAGTTGGAGCTACGTTTTATGCAGATAATGTAGATCCAAATGCTGAGGGATTGCCAGATCTGTTGCGAAATAAATTTGAGCAAGAGGTTGATAGAAACAATATATTTTTTAGTATCTGTATTCCAGGCGATAACAACAAAATAAATATAGAAGATTTGGTTAAACAAAATAATGATTTGCTGCATCAGGTTAAATTTTGGCAAGAACTTTACTTAAAAGCTATAGATCCTAACACCTCAAAAACGTGATAACTTCGTTAATACTAAACCTTAGACTAGGTTAAGAAAACTTCACTAGCGGCCTCTCAGGAGGTCGTTTTTTTTACAAAACAAAAAAAAGGGGCATAAAGCCCCTTCTTAACATTCTTACTTAGAATGGAGGCTTTTCTCCAGGTGCAGCTGGTTTCATCTCTGAAGCTTCCATTTTCAGGATCTTAGTCTTCAAAGAAGTAACAGCTTGGCCCTCGTTATTAGTCCAGTTATCTTCAAACTGTCTAATACCAACTTTAAGTGTTTTACCAATAAAGTCTGTGGCTTTCTCTGGTAGCTTTTTATATCCGCAAACAAGAGCAAGTCGACTAAATATCTCACTTGCTATTCTTTTTGTATCTTCATTAGCAGACCATAAGTTATACCATTCATTATGATCTCGGTAAGTACCGCCATCAATTTGAAATGTTATTTTCTGGGTCCAATTATCGCTTTTAGATTTATATTTCTCAGTAGCAATAATCTTTGCCTCATACTCACCAGTTGGAGCAACCTCGGGACCTTTCGATTCCATTTGCTCCGCATTCTCAAAAAAATCTACGCCATCAAAATCTGACATTATTTACTCTCCTTATTTTCAACATTTTTAGAAAACCCTAATTTTGCAATTAGAGCAGTTAGATTTGGTTCCTCAAAGGCTTCTAGCTTACCGCTACGGTCTTTGGCTGTGTAGCCTTGACCAATCCTTGATTGTAACCACCTTGCAGCTACGGGATTACCGTCATCATCTTGATCTTCGATAACTCGTAGTGCCAAAACCTCGTCAAAGAAATACGTAATTGCATCTCCTAAAGGTTTACTTGCCATTTTAGGACCAAAGAAAAATACGCCATCATTATTCTCTTTGCCTTCTTTGCAAATAAATAAAACATGCATATCAAGATCCCTAAATGATCTCATTAGACTTGTAACAGCTTCACTTACGTTTTGATAAGCCATTCTTCCGTCCTTGTTTCTACCCTTCTCATGTACCAATAAGATCTCAGAGATCTCCGATACAGAGTCTAAACATACGCTATCGTAGACTAATTCGCCAGATTTAAGAGCAGCATACACTTCTCTTAGATCATCATAATTAGCGACTTCAATAGCAGATACGTTGGGCGCATCTTTAATGGAAAGCAAACCAGCTTCCGCACTAATGACTAAAACGTTACCTGGCATACTTTGTGTTGCAAAAGTTTTACCAGCCCCAGCTTGACCATATATAAGAATTTTAGCTCCTTGTTGGTCCACCAATTTATCAGGTGTTTTTATTTTATCTTTCAAGCTCATGTCTCTACCTCCTATAGTTTGTAAAAATGAACTTGATTATTATAACCTAAGAAACTACAATATGTAAATCATATTATTTAGGAGAAGTATATGAGTAAACAAAACGATATAACTTGGCTGGCGAATTACTATTTTAGGTCCAAGGCTATTGCAACAAAAAAATTAAAGGAGTTAAGCACTATGGGCGTTCAACCAAAGCACAAAGAAAGAAAAGTAGATCAATACACACTATCTGGTTATATAAAGTTTTTAGGTCATAAAAAAGCAGCAGAAGACTTTAAATGCTCTGAAGCATCATGTAAGTCCTGGAGGTATGGATACAGGCAACCGTCTATAGCGCAAGCTAAACAAATTATACAAGCAACAGAGGGAAGACTAGACTTTGAATCTATTTACGGTTCTATATCTGAAATTTTAGAAACAAAGGACTAGTATGTTCCAACTCAATATTAATGAGGATGATTCTTCCTTAGATATTGCCTTGGCTTATTTTGATGATGGTTATAATGTTGTCCCTTTACAGAGATCTAACAAGAAACCTCCATCATTTTTAGGAAGCTGGGAACAATACAAGGAGACTAGGCCTCCCAGAGAACTCGTAGAATCTTGGTTTAAAGATAGAGACAATCTTCAGGTCGCATTAGTTTGTGGCAAGTTTGTTGTTGTTGATGCAGATTCACCAGAAGCTATGGATTGGGTAGAAAGAAATTTACCTGCTTGTCCATTTAAAGTTATTACTGGTAAGGGGATGCATTACTATTATAACAACCCAGAGAACTATACGACTTTTGCAACCAGAAGGACCAATGAAACACCTATTGAACGACTAATAGATATTAGGGGTGTTGGTGGTCTTATTATTGCGCCATATAACCGTCATGCTAATGGTCAGGTTTACAAGCCTGTTATATTCCCTGATTGGAAAATACATGATCATACAGATCTACCAGACTTTACTGAGAAAGAGTTTCTTCAAATTACAGGCGTACCCAAGGTAGAGAGCAGCAAGCAAACTGCACCTTTCTCCTTGGATGGCGTGCTTGAAGGATCTAGAAATGATGGAGCTGCTAGGATAGCTGGGTATCTTATATCTAAAAATGTAAACCTTGATTTTATTAGAGTGTTTTTACAAAACTGGAATAAGAATAACAACCCACCATTACCTCAACAAGAAATTGATTCGGTAGTAGATAATGTAAAGAGAACTCATGATCGTAAAAATCAGATAGCTCCACTCTTTATACAGTCAACTGAAAGCATCACACCACCTAAAGATTTATTCTCACCACCTGGACTACTTAAAAGTATGTTTGAATTTTGTGAGGATATTGCTCAAGTACCACAACCAGAACTATCCCTTGTGGGAGCATTAGCATTAGCTAGCGTTACCTGTGGAAGATTGTATAGAACTAACATGAATAACTTTTCTAGTATGTACTTTATGGGCGTAGCTAAATCAGGCCAAGGCAAAGAAAACATCAAAACATTCATAGAATCTATATTAAATGCCTCGGCTCATAGCAAGTTAATTGTTGGTGATGGTTATACATCAAGTGGTGCTGTTCACTCAGTATTAAAGATAAGACCAACACAAATTACCGTTATGGATGAGTTTGGTAAAAGGCTGGAAGCTATAAGCAACGCTGGGAATACCAACAAAGAAGACGGCATCCAAACCTTAATGGAAGCTTGGGGTCGCTGTCATGGGACTCTACGACCAGATAACTACTCATTAATGGCTGTTCAAGAACAATACAAAGAGCAGATGATGAATAGGGTAACTCATAAGCCAGCCATTACATTAGTAGGATTATCTGTACCTAAGAACTTCTACTCAGCTTTAAATGGTGGAAGGATTGCAGATGGATTCTTGAATAGGTTTGTTGTTGTTGAGTCTATTGAACCTAGAAGAGTTGGAGATCTAAAAAGATTTAAAGAGCCACCTACAAGTATAGTGAACTGGGTTAATTATGTTCGCAGACTTAAAGGCAATTTAACTGATGCTTCTAGAGATAATGCAGAGATGGATCTAAACCAAACTGTATTAGAGTTTGATAAACCGTCAGAAGAATTGCTGCAAGACTTTGCTAGGGAGATCATTAAAAGACAAGACATACTAGAAAAAGATAACTTAGAACCTTTGCTTAGTAGATCTAAAGAGAAAGCTATGAGATTAGCGTTGCTTTGTACCTTAGCTTCTAGCGCAGACGCTACCAAGATTACAGCCGATATTACTAAGTGGGCGATAGATTACATTAGATATTATGACCTTATGTTTATTGAGTCCTGTAGAGATAAGGTAGCCAGCTCTGCAACAGAGTCTCGTATCAAACAAGTGTTGTCTTTTATTAGATCTAGAAATGGAGAAGGTATATCTAAACGAGAGGTAGATAGGCATGAACTATTTAGAAGTATGAAGTCATACGAAGTTAAAGAAATTATAGAACGGTTAAAGAATGCTGGAGAGATCCAGGAAATTGAAATAAAAGTTGGGGGCAAAGGTAGACCAACCAAAAGGTTTGTTGCTGTAGATCCTAACTTCTTTGAGGAATAATTATGAAAACACCATCATTAGAAAGTAGAGAAGATCAGAAACGAGAAGAGCGAGTAGCAGGATTCCTGGAGGGCCTTTGGGGAGTCAGCTGTCATAAGTTACCCACAAGTTATTCACTAGATTATTGGATAGAGTCGCAAGAAAAAAACTATTGGTGCGAAGTTAAATGTCGTACCTTTGCGTATGACAAGT